ACCTTGGACTGGGGTTGTGAGTTCTACATCGGTGTGGTCATTTAAACCGTGGGGTGGGAGTGCTCCTGTGCCGCCCGCTCCACCGCCTGAGCCGCTGCCGTCCCAGGTGTTTCCGCCTAGGTTGCTTGGGATTTGTAGACCGAAGCTGACGCGAGCAAAGAAATGAGGGACGTTATCTAGAGCAGTAAAGTCAGGTCCGCTGATGCTGGTTATACCTTGTAGCTCATGAAATTTACAAATAACGCATTCCATGAAATCCTGCGCGTCGGCAGGTCCAATACCCTTAGGGCCGAAATACTCGACAACAAAAACTCCCCTCTTGTTACTTAGTGGGCCACAAGCAATGGTTTGTTCTGCCATCTCGCCAAATTGCAGGCGTGCCAGGCAGAATTTGTGTATGGCGTCACCGCCGGGTTCGAGGGTGTTTTCAGCGCGATACTCGACGCCGCTCAGGTTGCAGCAGTCGATGACTGGGTACTCGTAGTACTTGCGGATGTTTTGGAGGTTCATTTGGTGTTAAAGCCTCTAACGGTGGGGCTTTTCTCTGCTTTGCCTGTGGCTAGCTCTAGGACGTCTCTCAATCCACCACCTTGCACAAACTTTACGTACCAGTCTTTTTCTGCTGTTGCGCCTTTTCTGTACGGTCTGACTAGATCGCCGCTGGGTACAAGGTCCATAGCGATGTCTCTGTAGGTCATCTGGTTGCCGATTGTGTACCCGTTACTAGAGCGACCTTTTAGTTTGGGGGCTTTTATTACTTGTCTGGTCTCTGCGGATGTTCTGGCAAGCCGTTCTTCTTCTGTGTAGGAACTAGCTTTTGTTGGGTTTATCCTGACGTTCGTTCCAGGTTTTATAACCCATGCGTTTCTAAATTCACCTGTCCATGCTGGGCCTTCTCTTTGTAGTTCCTCGACAATTAGTTCGGCTGCGATCTGTGCGGTGACGTTACTTACACGCTTTAAAAACGTTCGCGCACCAGGGATCTTAAATCCAGTGGTTGCCATTATTGGGGCCTCGCGATGATGACGTAGGCCACCGGCCTATCTCCACGATAGGTCTTTGGTTCGATGATCTTCATGTATTCGTCTGGCGCGTTCTCGCGGGGAACTAAGAAGTAGTCCGCTTCGGTTAGGTATATGTAGCCGACTTGTACGGGGTCGAGGATGATCTTTACGTCGTTGGCTTGGTATAAACCTCCTAGTTCGGTGATGTCGAGGCTGCTGATGACGACCTTGACGTCGTATTCCGTGGTGGAATTAGTGGTCGCTCCAGTCTCTGGGTCGTACTGGGGGTTGCCGTCGTTGACGATGAGCTTGACCATTTGGCCCCACTCGTCGACGAGTTCGTCGGCAAAATCGAATGTGTCGTCGACCTTAGACATCAGTTTCTGTAGAGGCGGATTAGGCGGTTGCCTGTGGTGGAGACGTTACCGAGCCAGCAGCCCAGTAGGTCTTTCAGCCAGGGGAACTCTTGGAGGATTGCGGGGAGGCTGCAGTCGCTGCAGTTGTCGTTGTACTGGTTGTCGGTGAATTGGTCGTACTCGATTTCAAGCACGTCGATTTTTTGGCGCTTGATGTACGTCCCAGCAGGTGCGGAATCGCCTGCGCTGCCGCCAAAACCAGGAAAAGATTTTGGGTCTTGTATGTACTGCCAGGCGAGGATTACTTCGGCTTCTTTGATTGAGTAGGGGATCTCGCTGCAGGTGGAGATTAGGCCGTCACATTCGGCACCCTTGCGGGGCCATTTCAGTCGCTGGGTTGTGGTGCAGCGCGTTCCACCGTAGGACAGGGTTTCGAGCCAGCGGGTGGCGACGATTAGGGCGGTGTCGATGTCTTCTGGGGGTGTGGCTACCCAGTCGCCGCCGAACGGGAAGTTTGCAGCGATGGCTGCTGCTTCTGCTGCGTCCACGTAGGAGTTACTGGTCGCTCCAGCGAGAGTTGCGTCGAGGACGGCGGCCATTACAGAAACTCAGTGTGGGTGATAACAAAACCCTCTCGTGATAATTCTAATCGCTTCTTTCTGGCTTCTTTTATTGGGATGTCGACGAGGTTGAGCACTCCGGCTCTGTAGGCGAAAAGACGAACTAGACCAACCATCTGACCGAGGCTTCGGGGATGTACTTCCTCAGATTACAGGCATAAAAAAGGAGCCCCCGCCAGGGCTCCCGACACATCTCCAAAGAGATACTAGGCGCAGGTTGCTCCTGTGGGGAGGCAAGCTACATCTACGTTTACGATCAGGTCCACAAGTGGGATCAGACGTGGGTCGCAGAATGCAAGGCTCCAGTTGCCTGGATCGCGAAGCTGCTCGTTGGTAGGACCGTCATAGACAGATGTCCATGAGGTGCCCATGACGTGCATCAGGTTGCTGTAGGTCACAGCAAAGACGTCCTGCAAGCTAGCGATGTTGCGCTCGGTTTCGATCTTCAGTGGGAACTGCGCACCAGTGCGGACAACGCCGTTGCCGAACATGTAGCAGTGGTACTGGGAAGGACCACCGTCGTTACAGATGACGGGGAGTTGCTCGTCAACCACCACGCGGAGACCTGCGAACAGGCTTACTTGGGTGGAGGACAGGCCAATGCCGCCCGAGCCCCAGATGCTGCTGGCAGCGTTGGAGGTGTCGGTGACGTTGGTGTAGGTCAACATGCCAGCTGTTTCCAGCCATGCTGCTACGTCAGGGTGAACAGCGATGCTGTCGATGGTGTTGGAGCGTTCGCCCAACAGGTACTTCGCTCCAGTGACGGAGGTTGGTGACAGGGTGTTACCAATGGTTACGTCGCCTGTGCAGACAGATACGTCGCAGACGTGGGTTTCGTTGAGTGGACCGCCCTCAGCAGAAACCAATCCCCATACCTGGGAGATGAGCTTCTGGTTCATCTTGCGAGCCATGTCGCGAGCCAGCTGGCTGCGGATGTTGCCGAGTGCGTCTTCACCTGTTTGGTAGGAGTGAAGGTCGTCAGCAGCGAACATCGCACCACGGGTGGTGATGGTGCCGTACTGGGTGGAAGCCTTTGTTTTCTGGCTGGTGTAGTAACCGCCTTGGTTTAGGCCCCAGGTGTCGGATGAGTCGACGCGCTCCTCGATGTAGTTGAGGGGTGCGAAGAATGGGAGTTCTACGCGGGTGCCGACTGTGTTGTTCAGACGGCCATCGGTGGCAAGGATGCCGGATGTGTAGAAGGCAGATTGCTGGAAGATTTCTTCCTGCAGGTAGCGACCAAATGGTGCGCTAGTTGCCAAACGGGTGATAGACCCGATGTCGCTGGTGAATGTTGCATCGGGATTGAAGTTCCCTTGAAAGACGCCCATCGTTCTGGAAAAGCAAAAGGTTTACTTGAGCCCGGCCTCAGCTTTAAGCTGTCGTGCCAGCTCGGGGTTCTCGGTCTCCAACGCAATGATTTGCGTGAAGTTTCGAGCGGTGTAGGGATTGTCCATTCCAGCGGTAAGTGATGGTGAACCCGCTGAGGTTCCCATCCCAGAGACGCGACTGGCAGAGAAGAAATGTTCGTAGCCAGACCCAGGGTTTTTCAAGTTTCCGATGAATTCAGGTAATGACACCTCGACGCCCCCATCGATTGCCTTTACTTCTTCACCGTTTAACTTGAGTTTCTGAGACATCAGTTGATACAACTGATCTGGTGCGAATACTCCCATCTGAGCCATGGCACTGGTAGCAACAGATCTGACTTGTTGGGATTCCGCTTTGGCTGCTTGTTGGCTCATCTCCTGACGGAGTTGATTCAACTCAGCTTCGCGTTCCGATACTGTCTTCTGTGCTTCTTCCCAGAGCTTTTTGTGCTCCCCGGATTCGGCAAGTTTGGATTGCCGCTGTTTGTTTGACCGATCATTCATCTCTTGGAGCTGACGTTCCATCGCATCGAAACGTTCTTTGTCCTTACGTCGTTCGCCGATTAGCTCGGCGTTCTTTGCTCGGAGAAGTTCGACTTGTTGTTGGAAGTCTGCGGATGCCTCAGCCGCTGGCTGTTGAGTTTCAACCACAGGTTGTTGCTCTTGTGTTTCGGACATACTTACTTTTGGGTGGACACGCCACAGGCGTTGTTTCTATACTACAGACAACTAGTTGAGAAACTGATGGCAAAAGTAATGCGTATTGGTGGTGAAGTTATTCAATTACAGGAACAGGAAGTTAAGGCTCCAGTTAAAAAACGGGCCCGGAAGGTGGTTGAGGACGCTCCAGCATCCGATCTAACTTCTCCTCAATCCTGACCATGTGTTGTTCGATCTTGGTTTGGATGCCTATAAATTCACTTCTACTCATGTAGTCTCTGACA